AGACGCTGATTTCAGTTACGGCGATTGTTTCACGTGAAACATGAGCTTGCATGCGGCCGTCGGCGATGCGCTCGAGGAGGTCGTCGAGCGCGTAAAGGCCGCCCGCGCGCGCCAGCGCCTTGGCGAGCTTGGCCCGATAGACTTCGGCGTTGGGCGTGATCGCGTTCACGGCTTGCCGCTGCCAAGCAAGATCGACGTAAAGGTCAATGTGGGAGCCGATGGAACGCCGCCCGTGACGGTGACTTTGACCCCAACCAGATAAGTGAACGGCGTCGGCGTGCCGGTCGCGGCGTCGGTCGCTTGGATCATAATTCCAGGCTGCGCGACCGAGCCGCTGATTTTGTCGGCGAAGCCATGCCGGCACCACAAGGCGAAGTTGCGCAGATAGCCAGATAGCTGCGTCGAGACGTCGGGCATGCTCGGAAGATCGGGCGGCGGCTGAAGGGTGCGCGGCGTCGGCTGGTTGGCCACTAGCGGTCCCCTCTCCAATGACGCAAATGCGCAATGTCACAAATTGTGGTTTTTGTTACGTGATACTTTGTTGCTAGATCAATCTGCCTTTCACCAATCGCTAAGCTCTTCTTTATTTCAACTACATCGCTGGCAGTTAACTTGGCGCGAGGATTATCTTCTCCACGCAATGCTCTTTTCTTTTCCCGGCCCTTTCTTTTCATATCCAGGTTGTTGTCAGCGATCGTTCCAACAAATAGGTGGCCCGGGTTAACACAGGAGCGAACATCGCATTTGTGCAGCACACACAATCCTACCGGGATGTGTCCATTGAATAGTCTCCAAGCAAATCGATGAGCCAAGGCGGATTTGCCGTTTAAATACAACGAACCATAACCCGCCTCAAAAAGGCCTTTCGTCCAAAGCCAGCACCCCGAATTTGGCTCAGGAATATAACTTGCATTGAAGAAGTCCACTCTATCGCGCATTTCATCTATCCCCGCGCGCTACACTGTCTATTAAATGCTGGCCAACAGTAACCTGCAAGACTTGTGGACCAGCGAGTGCAATTCTCAACCTGATATCTCTTCCGGTAGTTCTAAAGTCAACATAGCCATCACCACGAACGGGCTTGGGCGTGGTTTGGAGCTCGGGCGTGCCGGTCGAGCGCGAATTGCGGTAGAAGATTGAATAAAGAAGGTTGGTTATGTCGCCCTCGACGTCGGGCAGCATTTGCTTGACAGTCGTGAGCCTGGTGCCCGAATTGAGGTTCAAGTCGAACGTCTCGGCCCATGGCAATTCGACGTCGGACGGATAGACGGTCCCCGCTTCGTGCTCGAAAGCGATCGTGCCGTCGGCCATGATGGTGTGCGTCGAATAGCTCGACGTGATCCCGGCCGATCGCGACATGCGCGCCTGGCCCCACCAACCCTCTTTGTAACAGTAGATTACGGCGCGGGTGTTGTAGGGCTGGCCGTTCTGCGGGTAAAACCACCAAAACTCATTGAAGTTGGCGACATGCACCGCGAACGATTGAAAGCGCACATTGAGCAAGTCGATGTCGTCGTCGATCCACGGGCGGACCGCGCATTGAACCGGCATGACCGACGTGCCGTCGAAACTGAATACGCCTTGCTGCGAAAACCATAGCGCCAGGCCGCCGGTATTGACCGCAGATTGCGGCGACCAGGGCGTGCACGCCTCGGCGAGCTCCACGTAGTTGTAGATGTACGGCGCGCCGAGAAACTGGCTCACATAGGTCTTTTTGCCGGTCCAGAAGAGGACGCCCGAGCGCGTCGCCAGCGCCGCAATGATCGGGCTCGACGGCTCGATATCGAGAAAGCCGGCTTGGCTCGTGACATTGGCGTAATCCCATGCGCCGGGGTTTTCTTGGTCGCACCAGGCGAAGCGCCGGAACGAGCCGCCGCCGGTCGTGCCGTCGGAGGTCGAGCCGAAGATCATCAAGAAACGCTCTTGCGTGACGACGAACAGTCGGCCGAGCGGCACGGGCCCGCGCCCGCTGGCGGCCGGTTGCACCACGGCCGCCCCGCCAACCGCCGGGTCCCACATGAGCAAGCGCCCGTCGGGCGACGTCATCGCGTAGAGGATCGAGCCGAAATTCGCGAGGCTGAAACAATCGGGCGTTTTGTCGAGCGCCTCGAGCGTCGAGATGGCGCGCGGCGTGCCGAACGTGTCGGCGCTAAAGGGCCCGTCGCCAAAGCCGCCGGTCGCCGGCGGGGCGGGCATGACGATCGGCGGGGTCGGCGAAATGTCGGTGAGCGTCCCGCCGGTGTCGACGTAAAGGTGGCCCTCGCACAAGTAGGCGATATGGAGCACTTGATCGAGGCCGTACCACGAATGAACGCGCCGGCAACGCGAGGCGAAGCTGTAATTGTATTGAGCCTGGCCGCCGATCGGGGCCATTTGCTGCTCGACCCATCGCATGCAATTGACTTCCGCCCAATTGCTCGAGCGCATCTTTTTCGTCGGCTTGGCGATCACGCCAGGCGGAATTTCCAGCGGTTGGAATTGCGTGCTCACGCTACTGAAACCGGATGATGAAGTTGATCTGCAGATAGGGCGGCAGATTGTTGTGGCCTGAGCCGCCGCCCGCGTTGGCGACGGTGATTGCTGGTTGAGCGGTGGGAACGGTGATTGCTGGAGTTTGAGTGTCGGTATTGCCGCCTAGATTGCCAGCCACGTCAGTGCTGCCGCTGAAATTCCCCACCGCATCGGTATTGCCTTGGCTCACGTTGTTGGGGGTTACTCCGACGCCGAGCGTGCCGCCAGAGCCGACAAAGCGCATGATGTTCGTCCCATGCGAGTGAGGGTTGAGGGTAAGATTGTGCGCATGGTTGCCGGTCGCGATGGCGTGTGCGTGGGCGGCCTGAGTGGCGGCGTGGCCGTGCGCCGGTTGTGTCGCCGTGTGAGTGTGCGCCGCGAGCTCGGCTGCGGTGAGGACGTGCGTCGCCTCGCCGCCGGTCGCGGCAAGCGTGCCCGCGCCCATCGGAAAGACATTGGCGAAATTGGGCAGATTGAAATTCGCGCCCGAGCCGCCGTAGGTGTAGCCGATGACGGCGAACAGCGTCGCGTAGGCCGTGGTGTCGAGCGCTGCGCCGTTGGCGATGAGAAAATTGGTCGGCGGCGTCGCCGTGAACCATAGACAACCGCCGCCGACCGGCATGCCGGCCATTTGGTTCGCATGCACTTGCGCGTCGATTTGGTCGAACACGGTGTTTTGCTTCGCGCCCCACGTCGCGGCGGAAGCGCCGACTTCCGGCTTAACCCAAGAATAATTGGGTGTTAATGTGTCAGCCATGGCTCACATAGACCCGCTTGTGGGGGATTTTGGGCTTTGGAAGGATCGGCGCCGGCGGATGCCCGAACGCCTCGGTATATTGCGCCACGAAGATTTGCGGCGGCGCATTGGGATTGGTGACGAAATCGTAGAGCGCGGCGACCGGGCCAAGCAGAACGAGGAGCAACAGCTTCGCGCCGATGGTGGTTTCCATGGTTTACTTCCCCACGGTTGTTTCAAGCGTCGTCAGCCGCGCATCGATGTCCTGCACTTGGGCGTTGACGTCGTTGATGTCGGGCGGCGGCGGCTCTTCGATCGGCAGCGTCGGATTGGCGGGCGGTTCTTTCGGCTCGTTGCCCTCGTCGAGCCACACCAGATAGGCTTGGTAGTCGACGTTGTCGGGGTCGAATGGAATGAAGGCTTGATCCTCGTCGCGCTGGATCATCTGATCGCTGACTTGGCCCTGCATGGCGTCCCAAACACAAGTATACGTCATAGCCACGCCCACCTTGTTCTATTGATGACAGTGTTGACGCACATCAGGCTCACCCCAAATTCCTTGGCGAGCGCAGTCTGAGATTTTCCGATGCTATTGCGGATCGCTAAGACCTGCTGTTCGGTCAACTTAGCGAAACCGTTGCGCGAGCCTCGATTGGCCGTGCCATGCACAACTCTGTCCATGGCGTTATCCGAGGGGGTCGCGTAGCGCAGATTGTCCAATCGATTATTCAACGGATTGCCATCATTGTGAGCAACCCACATGCCCTTTGATGGCGCTCCGTGAAACGCGAGCATAACAAGCACATGAACATCCCCAATATTAGTTTGAGGATATCCACGATCAGGAGGCTGGCGCAGCACGCGACCGCGCCGAAACCATTTGACGCCATTTTTCTTTTCCAACCAGCGGTCTAACGAACGCACGCGGCCAAGATTGGAGGCTTCGTAACCATCGTAGCCAGGGATCGGACGCCAAACCTCTTGCGTGTAGGTCATGGTCAAAGCTCCGCACTGAGGCTTAAGCTAGCGCCTACGGTCGTATAAGCAGACACAGCGCCAGCGGCGGTTGCATTCACTTGTATGCCAATGGTGTTTGGGCTTGGGAAGAACGTCACACCGGCCGTGTTCGTCAAAGTCCATGTACCAAGCCTTGTTGCAGTCGGAGCAGCGCGCATTGCTGGAAATCCAAGAGTAATTGACGTAGCCCCACTAGCAGCAGCATTGCTTTGCCCGACAACTATATCGCCCAGAACCGTTCCTCCAATTTGCTGATAATACCTCTGACAATCGGCCAAGCTCTTGGCGAGCGACTGCCGGTTGTAGGGCGTCGCTACGCTGCCGATCTCCAACTTGACGCCGGTCACGAAGAAATTCGCGCCGTTAGTTGCAACGAGGCTGACTGCGCCGGTTGCTCCGGTATAGCCGGGAGACGTCGTTGTCGCCCAAGCATTGGCGGGTCCGCGACCGTTCGCGCCAGAGCCAAGATCGAAGGTTAGATACAGCCCCCCAGCGTTGCCCGACATGACCCACGTCCCGCCCGTGTCGCCGGGGATGGTGATGACGATCCTGGTCCAAGTGTTGGCGGTCGGAATAGCGAAGGTAAACGGATAAGATCGTGTCGCCGCATAATTGCGGATCGACCCGCTAAAGGTGCCGGTCAGCGTAGAAGTAAACCAGAACGACAGCGTCACGGATTGCGCGCTTGCCGTTCCCCACGCGAAATCCGAAATCATGTCGGCTTCGATAGGCTGATTAATTTGAAAGAGGTCCGCTGCTAATGAGACATAGGCCGAGGCTGAAATACCGCCCAAGCTCCACGGAAATCCCGGCAAGCTTGTCCCGTTCGCATTCTGCGACCATGATACCTTGCCAGATTGGTTGGCGTTGAACAGCCAACGATCAACGGTGTAAGCAATCGCGCTGCCACTGGACGCCCCGCGCTGATTAACCCGCATGTCGCCGTTGATGATGCGATTGTCGCCCATCGCAGTCGTTGGATGGACGTGATCGGCGCGAGCGTAAGTCGAGGCCGTCCCGACCGCCGCCACCCCGCTCGCCAAGGGCAAGGTCGAGGAGGCTACGGGAACGCTCGTCGCCAGCGCGTAAGGGGCGAGCGTCGCCGTCCAATCGGTAATGTCGGTATGCGTCAGATGCGCCCAACCGAGGCTCTTGCGGGCGTAAGCCGTGCCGTCGTTGGGCGCGTCGGAAATGCCGCCCCCGCCGCTCGGCACAACATGCCACGCCGAACTCTGCCGCCCGTAAAGCTGCCCATCGGTCGGCGCTTCGGGAACGCCGCCGCTCTGGTTGGCCCACGACAAGACGCCACTGCCGTTGGTCGACAGCACTTGCCCGGCCGAGCCGCCGTAAATCGCCAGATTGCCTGGGCCAGCAAGGGCGAGCAGTCCGTTGACCGCAAGCCCGCCCTGAATAGTGACGCCCGACCCGTTGAAAACGGTCGAGCCATCCGCCCGCGCGACCGTCAACCAGTTGCCAAGAAAGCCGCCCGCAGTGGCGTAAGCCGTGAGAGAGAAATTCGATCCGGTGTTGCCTAACCCCTCGCTCGTCCCGTCGCCGAGCATCAACTGCCAGCGCGTCAGCGTCGACGTCTGGCCAAGAATGGCGCGCTGCTGGCCATTTGGAGCGTTCAGCACCATCGAATTGGCGCCCTGCACGGTCAGAACCTGATTGACCGTCAGGCTTCCCGTGACCGTGCCGCCCGCGATCGGCAAATAGGGCCCGCCGGTGACCGGCGTGATCCATGACAAATTGCCGGCGCCATCGGTCGCGGGAACCTGACCGAGCGAGCCGCCGCCAAGCTGCAGTTGGGCGATTGTCGGCACCGAGCAGACCGCCGAGCCCGCGAACAGGAGCGCGCCGCCCGTCACCGCGCCGCCCGCGCTTAGATTGGTCTGTCCAGTGAAAGTCCCGCCGCTGGCCGGAACGACCAAGTTCCAAGCCCCCGAAGTCCGCCCATAAGTCTGATTGTCAGGCGCGTCGGGAATGCCGCTTGCGTTCTCGTCGACATATTGCTTGGTCGCCGCCTCGAGCGGCCCGACGGGGTCGGCGGCGAGCATGACGGGATCGTTGAAGCTAACGACGCCGGTCGCCCGTACAATGGTCATAGGGCTGTCAGCGAGCGCGCCCGTGTTGTCGAAGCGATCGATGCGGAAGTCGGCCGCCGGCGTGCCGTCGTTGAGCACGAGCGACCAAAGCGACTTGCCGTTTTGAACCGACGTGACTGCGCCGGGCGATCCGGTGATGGTGACGCTGTCGGCGATCGACGGCCCGCTAGGCGGGGCGCAGCCGCATCCCGACGCCCACTCGTCGGCCGGCGTCAACGGGCCGCCGGGCGTCCAATCGCTCGGAATGTTGTCGCCGTTGCTGTCGGTCCAACTGTCGGTCACTAGCCGAAGCTCCGCACCCGAGAACGGTTGACCCGCGATCCGCTGGCTTTCGAGCGCAGATAGAGCGCGTTGAGCTTTTGGATTTCGTCCTCGGTCAATTGCTTCATGTTGCCGGCCGATTGCTCTTCGCCGACGGCGTGCAAATTCGCGTGCATGAGCGCGGCGTGCAGATAGAGGCTCGGGTATTTGGTGTAGAGCCAGCTATCCTGAGTGTCGGAAAAAACCGGAACCTCGCCGAAATAGGCGATCCGGTATTCAATGCCCTCGGTGTCGTCGGGATAGCCGCCGAAATAAATCGTGCGCCCCTCGATCGTATAGTACGGCGTCGCCCACTTGTCGGGGAGGTTGAAAAACTCGTCGCGCGCCAAATAGTGGATTGGCAGGAAGCCGTCGGCGCCGTTGGTGTTGGCGACTTTGACGAAGTCCATCGCCAGCCAATTGTCGGGCACGGTCGAGCACCGTTGCGTGACGATGTTGTCGGCGAAGCAAATCATCCGGTCGACGCGGAGCTCGGCGTTAAATTTTTGCTCGGCGTATCGAATGAAAGACGTGACGAGCGCCGGCGTCCAATCCTGGCGGTTGGCCCATTCGGCGATCGTCGTTTGGAGGTCGGAAAAGTCGGTCATCTCAGCCCCATGGCGTGAACCCGATTGGCGGGGCGTAGGTTTGAGAGGCGGCGGCGGCCTGGAGAGTTGCAACGCTCCCGGCGCCTGAAAAGGCTATCCCGGCGAACAGCGCCCCGGTGATCGCCGGGACAAAAGAGAGGATCGGAACAGCCCCGGTCGCTGGATTGCCGCTGTCGATCCACACGGCGTTGCGCGAGAACCAGATGTTGGCGGCAGTGAAGTCAATCGCGATGCCGATCACATCACCGTTCGCCACAGGAAAACCGGACGGCGTGTGGAGGGACGTAAATCCAGACGGTGAAACAAAGTTGCCAGACCCGTTCGTGGTCTGCGCCGAGTAGTTTGCGCCGCCCAGATAAGTCGTCGGGACGAAGGTCGCATCGGCAAAACCGTACCCAACGGTCCCGTTGATGGCGCCCTGCTTGATTTCCACGTACCGTCGACCGGACGAGTGGCCGGTCGACACCCTGACCGACTGAAATCCGCTCACTGTTGTCGTCACCGTCAGGCCGCCGTTGGTGAGCGTCATGCCGTTGACGCTGGCGTCGGCGGCGCTCAGCACTGAGGTCACGACGGGCGGCGTCTGGTTGATCGAAGGGCCGCCCTTTCCAGACGGATGCGGGCGCAGCGGCCCCTCACGCAACGGCGTAAAAACTTCCCGAAACGACAGTCCGCCCCGCTCATCCTCGAAAAGGCGCCGCGCTTTTTGGTCAGCCATCACACCAGCCCCGTCGCCCAGAGGATGAGAACGATGATTAGAATGACCCCGATGACCCCTATGCCGCCGTTGCCGAAGCCGTAGCCTGGCCCCCATGGCGCGCTGGAGTAGAAATGCGGGCCAACGCCTCCAACCAAAATCAAGATCAAGATGACGAGGAGAATGAGGCCGATCGGGCTCATGATGGCGGTCCTTTCTTGTTGACGCCGAGCCAGTAGGCGATGATCGCGCCGAACGCGGCGGTCAGGCCGCCGATGGCGCTCGACGTGATTTCGTCAGCGGGGATGGTGAAAAAGGCGCAGAACGTCACCAACCCCAAGAAGGCCAAAACAACCAGAAGCGAGATGGTGAGGACGCCGCCGGTCGCGTCGAACTTACTGACGACGATAAGCAGGGCCGTGGTGAGGATGACAGCGATCGACACGCCAATCGACGCCGGATAGTCCATGAGCTTCGGGACCGGCGGCGGGACGACGAGCGGCTCGGCCATGTCACTTGACGATGAGCTTGAGGAGGGCCGCCGGCGGAAAGACGGTCGCGGCGGCGCCGATAATCATGTCCTTGATGTCGGCGGCGTCGTAGCCCTCTTCCTTCACTTGGGCGTGCAAGTCGACGACGACTTTGGTGGTCGCCTCAAGGAGCTTCTCGGGATCGGCGAGGCCGCCGGTTTGCACGAGCTTGCCGGCCTCGGTCAGCGCGGCGCGGCGAATGGCCGCCTCGTTGCTGTCGCTCTCTTTGATATCGAGGAAATCGCGCAGCCATTTGATGGCGTAGGCGCAAAGCGCGGTGAGCGCCGCGCTGGCGACCGTGACGAGTACGCTTTGCAATTCGGCGAGCAAGCTTTCCATCATTTCACCGCGACGTTGACGCCGAGCTTGATGAACACCGGGGTGTCGGACGAAATGGTGAGGGTCGGCGGCTGAGTTTCCGGCGGCGGCTCGGGCTCGGGCGATGGCGCGGGCGCGGTCGTGGTGACGATCGCGGCCTTGAACTTCTGGTAATAGCCGGCGATCGTTTGCGCCTGGTCGGTGCCGTTGACGATCCGGCGCGCGTTGACCGGGTCCTCGACGGTCGCGTTGAAATATTTCGGCAAGCCGACGCCGGTGAACCAACCGACGCTCATGCCGTCATAGAGCACCAGCGCCGAGGGCTCGTCGTCGAGCATCTGGGCGGGATATTGATAGAGCGGGACGTCGAGGCCGTAGTTTTTCTTTAGCTGGTCCTGGGCCTTCTGGTAGTTGGTGTCCCAAGTGAGTTGGACGTGGCCGCGACCATAATAGACTTGATTGTACGGGCCGGTCGCCGTCCAATATTTGCCCGGCGGGTTGCCGTACGGCTTGCCGCCGTTCTCGGCGACCGGCGTCATCTTTTTCCCCGTCTCGTGAAAGACGGTCGCCATGCAGTAGGCCAGCCATTTGTTGCCGTCGCGCGGGTTGGGGCCTTCGAAGCCCCACTCCCAAACCTCGAGGAGGTAGTTCATTCCGTCGACTTGCGCCTGGCTCAAGTTGCCGCCAAACAGCGACGAACGCACGCTGTTGAAGAAGATGTCGCGGTCGATCATACGTTCGCCCCCGGTTTCCAGATGCGCAGCGCGCGACCGTTCGGGAGCTCGTCAGGACCGGCGCCGTTCCAGAATTTCCGCCAATCGCCTTCGTCCCATTGCTCATGCACGGCGCGCTCGTAGACTTCGACCGGGAGGCGGCCGAGCACGACGTTGTCGCCGTTATTGCGCATGAGCTCGCGATCGCGCGCGATGGAGGCGAGGAGCGGCTCAATGTCCTGGCTGGTTTTGACGATGAAACGATCCGGCCGCTCGTCGTCGGCGATCAGGGTCCGCCGCACGCCGTTTGCGTCCTCGTAGACAAAGGCGCGCTGCATGATATGATCCCTTCGGTTCTCCTTTGAGCGGGAAGAGCGAAGGGTTGGGCGGCCTCAAGGGCCGCCCTTTTTTTGTTACTTCATGATGCCGTTGAACAGCATATGCGCGACGCTGTTGCGCATCTCGAGGCCCCACTCGACGACGATCATGCGGGTTTCGGCGTCGCCGGTTCTTGCCATCAAATACTGGCGGAAGGCGCGGAAAAAGGCGACCGCCGCATAGTCGGGATCGATCAAAAGCCCGACGTCGGCCGGGACCCACCGTGACGGCGCGACTTTGATGCGGCCGAAATCCGTCGCGATGACGTCGATCGTGCTCACAACTTCCGTCTTGCCGACCAGGACTTGCGTCGTGCTTCGGCCGACAAAGGTCGAAATCGTCCGCTTCGGGCCTGGCGGCACGATCCATAATGTCGGGCTCGCGCCGTTGGTGTAGGCCTGTTGCATCGCGTCGCCGAGCATGGCTTCGGTGATTTCAACCGGCGTGCCGGGGGCCGGAAACGGGTCGGTGGCGAGCACCGGAACGCCGGTGGTGATCGTGCCGGGCGCGATCGCCGCGTTGGCCGCGCCGGTCTTGTCCTTGGCTCTGGCGAGCCAATGACTAAACGCTTCGGTTGTTCTCGCTGTTGGCCCCGTGTCATTGCCATCGTTGCGCGCCTGGCGGCCGCACAAGATGGTTTCCATGTCGCTCTTGAGCACCTTGGAGGCGAGCGCCATCTGGTGGGCCATTTCCGAGCCTTTGCCGGCCGCGTCGCTCTCTTCCTGCGTGCCCGAGACGGTCGCATCCCTTTCGGAAATTTGCGTGACGTTGTTTTGCCGAATGGTCGGCTGCGACGGCGAGTTGGCGAGGACGAAGCCTTCCTGCTGCGCGTTGTTCGGGTTGACGATCGGCAAGTTTTCAGTTTGCCAATCGAAAAGCCTGTTCTTTACATTGCGCCGCCGAATAGCCGACATAACCGGCGTGTCGAACGGATCAATGTTATAGATAGCGTTAGATAAATCTTCCCTATTGCCTACCGCCTGGTAGGTCGTAAAGGCGTTCGTAACCTTTGCCATTTCTCCGACCTCATCGAATTAGCCTAGCCATGACTTGGGCCGCGTCATCTACGCGTCCCGTTTTTGCCAATCTGCTTTGGGCTTCGTCGATATGTCGGCGTGTCGCATTCCCAACGGGCGTAGCAACTCCGGGTGTCAACGTTTTGCCTTTTCCAGGAATAATCGCCTTTGGCCTGTTCGATTGCCCCTGGTCGTAAAGAGCCGCCTTCCGCAACACGCGGAGCATCCGCTTGTCGTAGGTTTGGGCGAGCTCGGCCTCGCTGAACCCTTCCTTGCGGCCGTAAGACCGCATCAGGGTCAGGGTTTCAGTGAGGGCTTTTTCGTCGGGAATATTCGCTTCCCTGACGAAATCGGTGAATTGGTTGATGGCGAAGTCTTTCGAGCGCTTGTCGTATTCGGTTTGCGTCTCGTGCGCGGTCCGTTGGAGCTCTTGGTCGATCCAATGGCGCTTGGCGTAGATTTCGCCGTAGGTTTTCTGTTTCCGGTGCGCGGCCGCCGGATCGGCCTGAAATTCAGCGTCCCAATTGGGCTCTTGCGGCGTCATCTGCGCAATGAGCGTGTCGAGATATTGCAGTTTTTGCTGGTAGACGGTGCGCGCCTGGCCGATGTTGCCGGCCTCGGCCTCGATATGCTGGCGCGCCTGGTCGACTTGCGACATGCGCTTGTGGAAAGTTTCGGTGCGAATGTAGCCCTTGATGCACTCGTCGAGACTGACCGGCCTTTCCTCGCCGTCGACTGTGACCTCGAGCTTTTCGACCGGCTGGCCGTTAAGGGTTAGCGCCCACTTCTCCCCTTGCTCATCGGCCTCGCCTTCCCCTTCGCCATCTGGCTTGGGCTCTTTCCCTTCGTCGGCTTCGTGTCCATCGTCGGGGCCGGCATCACCGCGCTTCTCGGGCCGGCGCTCAGAAGATCGTTCGCCACCCTCCCCCTCACCTTCGGCGGGCGCTTCGCCAGCGCGTCCCCGCACGGGCCCTTCGTCCCGCTCGTCCCTCTCGTCAGCCCGACCATCGGCAATTCTCCTCTCTCGCTCGAGTAAGCGCGGGTCGTCGCCGGCGTCGCGCGCGTCGCCGGTTTTCTCGTCGCCCTCGACGGGGCGCGGTTCGAACATCGGTTCGGGGCGGGAGACGGATTGGAAACGGCCGCCGGTGTCCCGAGGCTGTGAGGCTTGCGGGTTAATGGCCGCCTGGAAAGCGGAGCTAGCTTGGTCGAGGCCTTCCGGCACGTTCTGCCGCCACCCGGTAATCGTTCATGAGTACAGCGATTTCGGCGGCAATCTGCATCAAACACTTTAAGCGCGCAACTAGGTCTTGCGTTTCTTCGACGCTGTTGGCCGTAATAATGGCGTTCACGAGCCGTTCCCGAACCTCATCGCGGGCGTGGAGAAAGGCCGGATCGTTGAGGATCGCCTTGGCGGCGTCGTTAAGGGTCCGCATGTCCTCGAGCGTGCGCTTGGCGCGCGGCTTGGTCGTGCGGGTCATTCGTCCACCTTGAAAAAGCCGACGAAGAAATACCCGTTAGGCGCCAGCACGAGGCCGAACCGCCACACGCCCCACGGGATCGATAGGGTCCAGACCGTCACACGAGGCCCCTGATTTTGCGCCGAAAGGCGCCCTGCCCGAGCCGCCGCGAGCGATAGCCGCCGACCATGTGGAAGGCGGTGGCGAAAGTCCGGTAGGCGTCGGCGCCGTGGCTGTGCGGGCCCGGCCCGTGCACCGGCTTGCCCATCTTGCCCCGCCGATAGCCGCGCAGCATGGCGAGGCCTTTCTTGCACGCGACCGCGTCGAACCATGAGACGCCCATGAGCCCCCTCGAGGCGGCGATCCCGTCCTCGGGGCTCGACATGGGCGCGGTGATGATCGGCTCGTCGAACTCGTTTTCGAGGAAGGCGCGCCGGCTTTGCCCGGTTTGCAATTCGCGCGCCTCGACGTCATGCGGCAGACAATGGGCCTTGAACACGTAGCCGCCGGCCTTGGCCTTCAACCGTAGTAAATCGGTATAATGGCCCAGGTCTTTATTGTTGTCCTGAATGTAATCGATGAAGTGAACCTCGCGCCCGGCCACCTGATAGAGCCAGATGCACGTATAGTCGTGGATGCCCAAGTCCCAGGCGGTGATGACGGGTTGCGAGAGGTCGGCCGGGACTTTGGTGATCCGGCCCATCGCCGCCAGTTTGTTGAGGATTTCGGCGTAATAGGCTCCTTCGACCGGCGCGTCGAAGGAGCACTCCATTTCGCGCGCATATTCCTCGGGCGTCATGTCCTGGACGAGCTCGTCGGCCTCGGCCTGGCTGAGCGCCTCCTCGCCGGTCATCGAAAGCGGGATGATGTAGACGTCCCAACGCGGATCCTCTTCGGCCTTGAGGCGAAGCTGGTTAAAATGATCGTCGCCGTTGCTGGTCCCGCTGACGATCGCCCAACCGTGATAGTCGGCGAGGCAAGGCCTGACGACGGTGCCGAACACGGTCGGCTCAAGGAGCGGGAATTCGTCGAGGGCGATCCCGTCGAAATACATGCCCCGCATGCGCTGGTAAGCGCCGGCCCCGCCATAGAGCTTGATCGACGCGCCGCCGGGCAAGATGGTCTTGAGCTCGCCCTCGAGATGGACAACGCCGGGGATGGCTTCGGTGTATTGCTTGAGGTAGCCCCACACCAAATCTTTGGCCTGGTCGAAAGAAGGGCCGACATATCCATACCGGGGAGGCGGCCATTGTCGCGGGTTTTTCGAAGCGGCGCGGATTAGGTGGTTGGCGATCGCCACCGTCTTGCCGGCGCGGCGATGGCAGCACGCAAAAATCCAACGCCGGTCGGAAGCGTGCAGCGGCTTGAAAAACGAGCGCGGCCGGTAGGCGACTTCGATTTCGTGCTCGACGAGCGCGCTATCGGTCATATGGGGTGCGTCACGCCGCCCTGCCCTTGCGCGTGCTTGAGCGGGTTCTTGCGCGGGCAAAGCGGCGCCTCGCATGTCTGCTCAGACGTTGGCGGGCAGATGCAGCCCATTGGGGTACGGACCGAATATGTCCATTCGGGCACGTTCAGCGGCGGCGCATTGGGACAGCGATAGGGCGGCACGCGACAAGCCCCGGTGCAGTAGCACATGGCCGTCATCATTGGCCACCGCTATCGGACGGCTGCGCGTCGGCTTCGATTTGCGCGGCCTGGACGTCGGCTTGCGCCTGGTGGTGGCCGACCGCCGCGTCGACAAAGGCTTGATGGTGGCCGACGGCGGCGTCCTGCAACGCCTTGTGGCGCTGCGCGGCGGCGTCCATTTGCGAGCCCCACATGTCGGCCGCCATCTTGCCGATGTTCTCGACATGGCTGACGTGCAGCTTTTGCGCCTCGAGTTGGATTTTCGCCCGGTCGTTGACCGTCTTTTCCGCCAATTGCTGGCGGCGGAAATCGTCGTCGGCCTGTTGCTTGGCTTGCGCCAAATTCTGTTGGCCGATCGCCGTCGCGGTGTCGGCTTTGACCTTCTGGAATTGCGCTTGCGCGGCGAGCGTCATCGGGTCCGGTTCTTTTGGTTGGCTGGCGATCGCTTGCATGACTTGCGGGCTCGGCGTCTTGAAATAGCGGCCGACGTTTTTGATGTTGGCGATATCGAGCATGTCGGAAATGGTGTTCAAATATTCGGTGATGCCGCACACGGGGTTGGTGACCCCGAACTGCTGCATAATCATCTGTTGATCCTGCTTGATCTGGTTCAAGGTTAAGAGGCGGACCTGGTCCGATCCCTTGCCGAGCGTCGAGTTGACTTCGACGCCCATCGAGGCGTCGAAAGTCGACGTGTCGATATCGGTCCACTTGCCGTTGATGCGCAGGGTTCGGCGCTGGTTCGGGGCCTCGCAAACCTCGTTGTAGAGGCCGGTGAACAAATCCTTAAAGCCTGTTTCGGCCAAGACGCGCGCAACAAGTTCTGTCCGTTCTTGCGCGCCGTTGATGACCGCCTCGACGCCGATCGAGGTCGAGCTCTGCAGCGCTTTGGGATCGAGGCCTTTGGCGGCGTCGCTCAAGCCGGTGCGGCGCTGCAGAACGTCGTTCATGAGCTCGAACAGCGGCAGCATTTGCTGGCCGAGAAACGGCACGTTGTTGAAGGCGACAGCGTTGTTGACGTCGCCGCGGGTGCGGATCACGGCGCCGACGTCGTCGTTGAGCACGTCGTCGAGATCGGTGTTGAGCTCGTTGACGACGGTTTTCGGATTGATGCTTTCGGCCGCGCTGTCGAGCACGGCGCGGGTCATGTTGGTTTTGATTTTTTGGATGTCTTTGGTGTAGTCGGCGATGCTGTCGCCGACGATCGTATGGCTGATCGGGTCGACGCCGAACACGGCGAATTTGACCCGGTTGGCCGGCTCGTCATGGACGATATGGTAGTCGTCGCCCATGGTGCAGATGTAACGGAGCTCGGCGATCCCGTCGCCGTCGCCGTCGACCTTGATGTACCACTCGCCATACAGCACGCCGTCGCCCATGCGCGTGCCGGAATAGCGGCCGGGGTTGCGGAGTTGGGCCTCCATCGTGAATTCGTTGGTCGCCTGGCACGATCCGCTCGTGGCCGACGATCCTCGAGGTTGAGAAGGATCGCGCAAAGCGGTCGAGGCGCATTTCCTCGGGCGGCACGCCGGCGACTTTGATGATCGGCTTGTCGACTTCGAACTCGAGCACGACGCGGGGGAAGAGGCCGGTCGCCGGGTCGGGGTCCTCGTGCTCGATCAATTTCGCGGTCGGGTCGCCTTGGGCGATGAGCGCCAATTGCTGCGGGTTGAGGTTGATGAAGGTCTTGCGCTTCCTCTCTTTGACGTCGTCGGTCCACCATTTGACGAAGCCGGTGCGCACCGTCATGGCGTCCTTGAAGGCGCCGTAAAGGATCAAAAAGCCGGGGTTGTCCTGCCAAAAAACGTAATTGATGTAATTGGTTTGCTGTTGGGCGGCGTCGACGTCGGCTTGGGTGCGGGGAATGAGCGAGACGACGTTTTCGCTCGAGGCGAACAGCCGGATGAGCGACGGCAGCATGAGCATGATGGCGTCGCGGACGTCGGTCGAAACGTAGCTCGATTTGTTGGGGGTTTCCTTGTCGTGGCCGAGGATTTGCTCGTAGGTGGCGTTCGGGTCCTGGATGATTTGGATGTCGCTGTAGGGCGTGCCGTCGGGGTAGAGCGTCGGCAGATAGCCGTAGTAATAAAGCTGCGCCTCGTTGCGCTTGGCCGCCAGCACCGAGCCCTCATAGTCGCGGCTGTCGCGAATGAGGGTTTGGATGTAGGGCTCGTAACTGGCGGGGTCGGACGGATCGTAATTATCGCCGGCCGGTCCGCCCTCTTTGAAGGTGGCGAAGATGCGCTCGAGCATTGACTTTTAGCCCGGTTTGTGGCGGCCGGGCCGTCACGTGACGGCCCAAATCAGGAACATTCGACGAACACGCCCTTAAAGCTCTGCTTGAGGGCGCGCTGATTAGAGCCTCAAATAATTCAAAGATCAATTCCGGCAATGTCTTGTTCGCGTCGTGGCGCCGTGCAAGGCTCGTTTCGCCTTTCCCCGAAGGCTCATGAGGAGGAACGCAATGCCACAACCGTTTTACGCTGTGATTATTCCGCTTGGCGCCGGCGGCCATCCCGACCAGGGTTTGCCCGGCGGCGGGGGGTATTACCCTGACCAGGGTTTGCCTGGCGGTCCCGAAACCGATCCGCCTTATCCCGACCAGGGCTTGCCCGGCCGGCCGCCGCATGTCGGCAATCGCCCGCCCGGCTCGTGGAACCGGCCGGAATATCCGAGCCAGGGGCCGGTGCGGCCTGGCCGGCCGGTCGATCCCGGCTATGGTTGGGGCGGCGGCGAGCATCCTGGCAATCGTCCGCCGGGTTCGTACCCTGGCCGCCCAAGCACGGGGCCGGTGCGCCCTGGCTGGCCGACCGATCCTGGCTATGGCGTCGGCGTGGAGCGGCCCGACCAGGGCTTGCCGCCCGAGCTTGGGGTCGGCGATATCGGCCCGGCGCATCCTTGGGTGCCCCCGACCGGCGAGGAGTTGCCGCCGCCGCCGGCGGAAATCGCCGACCAGATCGTGGTCGCGGTATGGAAGCCCGACGAGCAGGCCTGGAAAGTCGCGGTCGCCCAAGGGCCGCATCCGGCGCCGCAATAGTTGATTGGCGCTTGACAACCGCGTTGCGCTGAGCGCAACCTTGAAGGGTCCTTCGCCGGGCCCTTTCTTACGTCTTGCCCTCGTCATCGGCCCATGCGTAAATTGCGCCTACCTCAATCGGGGATTATCGCCATGCACAAAATTGCT